TCAGGGGCGTTGCGGCGGCGCTACAGGGCGCGGCGGAGGGCCGGCGGCGGGCTTTTCCGTGGCGTCACGAGAAAGCCCAGCGGGAGGTTGCTTGCGCGGGTCGAACTGTGCCATGCCCTCGGGAAGAATGCTCAGTTCGGCGAGCTCGTGGCCCTTCTTCCTCGCGACCGTGAACCACTGCGTCGAAAACGACAGGCGTCCGGTCTGCAGCGTCGTCTCGAACACCTCGCCGAGGGTGAGTGCGTCACCGGTTGCGTGCTCGCGGTACCAGTCGTAGCGGGTGTACTCCGGGTCGATCGCTTGCCGTGCCGCGAGCTGTTCGTCATCGACAGGGACAGCAGGGAGCACGTCACCTTGATAGGTGAGGTACCTGCCGTCGTCGAGGATCAGCACCGGAGTTCTCATAGGTCAAGGATACGGGTCAGCGACCAGCGGAGTACATCGATCGCTTGGCTGTCGAATGCCGAAACCTTCAGCAGCTGAACGGGATCGTTGTTGATGATGGCTGCTACCGACTCTGCGAACCATTCGGATCGGCCCGACGCCTTGTTGTTCATGCTGCCTACTCGGTAGTACGGGTCAGCGAGGCCGGCGTCGTAGACGCGGTTGTGTGCCCAGATCAGGTAGGGATCGTCGGAGACTGTCGAGATGGTCTTGACGATGCGGTCTTGTCCTGGCTCCTGCCAGTCGACATCGAGGGGCTTCGCTTGGAGTGCTGTGTTGTCGACGGCGTGACTCATCTCGTGGAAGACGGTGTTCGTCGAGCCGCTGACTAGGTTGCCGTTGAGCAGGACAGCTTTCTCGGACTCGTCGTAGACAGCGTTCATGTCATCGAACGTGCGGCCGTCGGCGTATTGGACGCCTGCCCACTTGGATCCGCCTGCCGTTTCGGTCAGCTTCGGTGCGAGCTGCACGGTGACGCCGGCCTCGCCGAGTCGTTCCCTTAGGTGCTCTGGGTATCGCTCGACGTTGTCGCGCACTTGCCAGTACGTGGCGGCGTCCATGTCTGCGTTGTAGAGCTGCGTCTCGACAGGCGCCGGTAGCGGCACTGCGCTTTTCGGTGGCGGCACCGAGAAGTCGGGTGCGGCTGCCGCGGTGATGCCGCTGCGAGATCCGCGTCCGGACAGTGGCACGCCGTCGCGGTCGAGCAGGTATCCGTTGATGTGCAGGAGACGGAGGGCGTCGGCCCGGTCCTCGGCGATGTCGTAGATCGCGGACGGCATGAGCCTCGGTGTGGTGCGGGGACTGCGGCCGCGAGCTCGGATGATCCGGCCTGCGACGCCCCGCTTGGTGGTTCCCTCGGTGGTGTACTCGAGCTGCCGCCCGTACACCTGCGCCTGTTGCAGACCTCGGGCAGCGTTGACGACCTGACCCATGTCGGCGCCGTCACGGATAGCTTGCGCGCTGGATACGCCAAACGTTCGGTCTTGCTCCTCGGGGCTGAGCGAGTCGAAATACCGTTTCGGATCGACGGTCAGATCGTCGGCGATCGACTCGGGGGCGGGGATGCTCTTGCAGTCGCACCGCGGGTGCCGTTTGAATCCGGCGTTCCACCGATAGAAGCGTCCGGCGAGAATCACGCAGCGCGAGCACGACGGCGGGTTGAGCATCCGCACGTATCCGAGGCTCGGCCGTGTGACGGTCTGGATGGATTCGGCGGCGCGGGCGGTGTCAGCGAGCGCGGTCTGCACGAGCATCTGCAGGTACTGTCCGCCGAGACTGAGCGCCGTCTGTGCAGGGACTCCCTCGGCGACAGCGGATTTCGCTTTAATGATCGAGTTGTAGGCAGCTTCCTCGATCGCGATGCCTGCGCCCGTGACACCGACGAGCGCGTCGGGTGCGAGCGCGGCGACCGGGTCGACGGCAATGTTCAGCTCGTCGAGAACGGTCGGGACGTAGGCGGTTGCCTCGCGGATGGCGGCGGCTTGAGCCTGCTCGACCGTGACGATCAGGGTCGGGGACATTCGATCCCAGGACTCGTCGAAGCTGGTCTCGTCGATCTTGCGCCAGAGCCTTTTGGCCATGGCGAGCGTCGCGGCCGTGATGCGCTGCTGTCCGAGCCAGTAGTCGCCTGCCGCATCAGGAAGTGGCATCTGCGACACCAACCGTTCTTCGATTCATCGGGCGATCGGCCATCGGATCAGATGACGGTGAGGACGAGGTAGGTGGAGGCGGTGATGGTGCCGCGGCCGGAGTTCGTTGAGGTGACGGACGCTTCCAGGCGGGCGACCTCGCCGGTGCCCGTGAACGTTCCCGTCCGGGTTGCGGTGGTCGATGTGTTCGCAATGGTGACCGAGTCGACGACGGTCGAGCCGTTCACCAGCCGCATCGATTGTGAGTTCGCTGTCCCGGCGCCCGACCCCACTGCGAGCCGGTATTCGTAGGAGGCGACCACACCAGCAGGGATGCGGATGCCGTCGCCGTCGACGATGCCCGTCGCCGGGTATCCGGAGCGGACAGCCCACGGGGACAGCCGCGTCCACACGTTGGCGGTCGTGAGGATCTGGTTGCCGGACTTGTCGATGCCCTGGTTCGCGAGCACGTACTGCGACACCGCGACGTCGAACTGCAACGACGGCGCCGCCTCGACGACGGGCGAGGTGGCAGCGGCGACAGCGAAGTCGAAGGACGGTGCGGCCGGCGCGACGGGCACCGTCAACGGGTCGACCGCCAACGGGAGCTCAGCGGCCACGGCCATCGTGTACGTGCCGCCCGTCGGCTGCTGCACCACCGTCACGTCGAACGGCAACTCGGCAGACGCCGGGAGGAAGATGATCGGGGTCTGTGCCACAGCGACATCGAAGAACAGGTCCGCTGCGACGGCCTGTCTCATCACAACCTGCGGCTGGGGAGGAACGGTGTTCGGGGGCGCTACCGAGGTAGTTGCGAACGGACGTGGCGCAACGCTCGTTCCCATCGATGGTCGAGGCGCAACCGACTCAGTAATGGCTGGTCTAGGCGCTGTGGAGAAACGCACTGTTAGCCCTGCGGCGCCGAGAACGTGGCTGTGATCCGAACCTTCGACGGGCCCGGGTATTGGATGTTCGAGATCGGCACCGCCCACTTGAACGTCGACCCCGACCAGCAGCCCAGATGCGTCGGCGTGACGACGGTAGCGGGTGCGACCGGGCCGGGAATGTTGAACTCGACCTCGCTACCAACCACCGCCCCATCGACCGCGCCGGCGGTCCACGTCGTCGCCACACGTGCGTAGGAGCCGCCCGAGATTTCGTTGGCGCCGGTCGTGCCCGGATCGCCGGTGTGCAGACTCAGCGAATTGCCTTGGCTGGTCGCCCACACCGCAGCGCCCTCACGGAAATCAGCGGTCATCTTGATAGCAGCCATGTCAGTTCTCTCTCTAGGGGTGTCGGTCGTGCGGAGAAGGTTTCGAACTTGTGAAGGTTCCCCTCGGCGCTGGCAGGGTCATGGGTGACGGAAAGGGGCCTGCGCCGAGACGCTGGAGATTCATCACCTAGCCGGCCATACCTCCGCTTTGATGCCATGCCCAGGATCTGCGGTGAGCTTGACGCCGAGGGGTAGTCGTGGGCAACCATGGTGCAAACGTCGATGGTTGCCGAAGAGTCGAACCAGTCGTGTCGAATTTCGACACAACTGCGGTGACCCGTTGGTGCGTGGGCTTTTCGGCCACGCACACCGGATAGCCGGAAATCTTGAACCCTCCGCGTCATCGACTGACCTCCCTCGCGGCGAAACGTGAGGGGGCCAGGCAGAGGGTCAGTGGGTGGGTGTGGGTGTTCGAGAGTTCAGAATCGGGCGGCCTGGCGGGAGTTGCAGGATCGGCAGGCGACGGAGAGCGGTCCGCGTGGGTCGCCGCCGAGGGCGATGGGGGTGACGTGGTTGGCGGTGAGGCCGCCGTCCCGGTCGGTGAGGTCGTGGGCGGGGCGGTCGATTCCGGGGCACCATTCGCCGTTGATGGCCCGGTGGGCGTCGACGGCTGCCTTGCGGCGTGCCTGCTCTTCATCGTCGCGTGTGGCCTTCGTGGGTACGGTTGCTCGCTGGTGTCGTTCTCGGTCCTTTGCATGCTCTCGGCACAGGGGGCCGGCCTGCATGCGTGGGCACCCGGCGATGCGGCACACCTTGAGGGTGGCTCGTGGCACTGCTGCTCCTGCCGTGTGAGGAATGCGGCTTGGTCGGCGGTCCGGTCGGTGCCGGCGGACGCGAGTATCAGCGCGAGCGAGATCATGATCATGAGCGCTTCTTGAACGACAGCGAGCGGACATTCACTTCACTGCGCCACGCCCGGATGCCCTGATCGACGGAGTCGGTTTGGAACGTCACCGCGGGCTGCCGTGCGGCACTGACGAGTTCGTCGATCTTGCCTTGGAAGCCGGTCAGGTCGAGCGATGCCGTTCCGGCCGCGGCTGCGTTCGCTGTACGAACCGCGGCGATCTCTCGAATCTGTTGATCTCGCTGCGCACCTGTCGAGACCCACTCGTCCTCGCCGGACAGGTTGAGGGCCATCGCTCCGTGCGGCAGCCGGCCGCCGGTGTCACGCAGTAGAGCATTCTTGCGCAGCGAGTTGATGAAGTCGGCCGTTTGACCCTGCCAGTCCTTGCGCAGCTGCGCCGTCCATTCCATCGGAGGCGGCGCCAGACCCGGCTTCGACGAGTCGAACGGCTTCTCGCCGCTCAGCTGGCTGTCGCTGACGTCCGGGTTGGTCGGCCCGTACACGTCACCGAACGTGGGGATCTTGAGGTCCCACAGTCGCGAATCACCAATACCGAAGGGCATCTGCTCGAACAGGGAGTCGATACCGATCGCGACCAGTTGGCTGCCGAAGTCCTTGAGCCGGTCCTTGATCGAGAATGCTTCGCCGGACTTGCTCGTCGAGGTGGATGTCGAGTCGGGGTTCGCTGCTTTCTGGCGTGCTTCGTCGAGGGCCATGTCGGCGCGGAGTTTGTCGTTCGGTGTCGAGTCCGGGTCGGCGTACACCTCGTTGCGCCGGGTGTTCGCGTCGTCGACGGCCATCCGTGCTTCGAGCTCTGCGCGCTCGGTGTCGCTGAACGTGCGGGCGAGTTCGGGGGCCTGCGGTGCGGGGCCTTCCTTGGCTCCACTCGCGGCGGCGTCCTTCTTCGCTTGGAGGTCGACAACCTTCTGCTCGGCGGCTTTGACCTTGAGGTCGGCCTGCTCGCGGTCAGCCTGCGACTTCTTCTCGTTTGCGTAGGTCTCGTCGCGGGCTTCCTTCGCCTGCGTCACAGCGACGACGGCTCGATCGAGAGCGATCTGATCCTTCTCCGCCCACGTCACTTTCTTGGAGCTGCTCGACGACGATGTGGACGTCGAGTAGGTGAGGCTCGCACCGCGGCCGTCGAGCGACGCGATGATGGCGTCAGCTTCACCGGCACGCTCTCGGTAGTTCGAGCCGTCGGAGAACGCGGACTGCTGCACCCGCTGGGCTGCGTCAGCCGGATCCATCGAGTCGTAGTCGAACTCGACGAGACGGTCGTAGAACTTCCCGGCCGCGATGGTCGGGTCCATCCGCTCCTCGTACGAGCCCCACCATTCCTGCTGCTGGAACGGTCCGGTCGACGTGTCCGGTCCGCCCTCGACAAGCGACAGATCCGACTCGGCAAGTCCGGTCATGACGGCGGCCTTGATGCCGTTGTCGGTGATGCCGCGACGTCGGCCTTCGGCGATGATCGCGTCTGCGATCGCATCCCGCTCGGACAGCGGCGCTACCTCGGCCTCGGGTTCATCACCGGGGTCGACCAGGACGTGGTCGGTGGCGATGTGCACGTGGTTGGTGTGGTCGCCTGCGCCGTCGTAGAACGAGTCGTCTACGAACTCGCCGTCCTTGATCTCGCGGCCGAAGCGCGGGTCGTCGTAGATAAGTTCCTTCAGCTCTGAACCGAACTTCGACGCCATCAGCGTCGCGAGACCAAGCTGGGCGTCTGTGTTGCCGAAGCCGTTCGAGAAGTCCGCTGCCATACCCATGCTGTGGTACGAACCGGTCTCGCCCTCGCGGCCTATGTAGCCGGACGTCATCTTCAGGGCCGGGAACTTCTGTCCGACATACGCGGTCAGGCTGTCGACGATCGCGCCGCCACCCGCATAGCCGCGGACCTCGCCGCGCGCCAGAGCGTCACGGAACCGGTAGACGCCTTCCTGCCCGCCGAGACGGTTGACGTCGTCGACGGTGAGCATGTGCTCGCCAGGCATCGCCAGGATCGGCACCGAGTCCTTGCCGGGCACGCCGCCGGTGATTGGCCCGCCAGTTGCGAAAGTCTGACCGCGAACTGCCACGCCCGATCTGACTGCCGCGTCGAGTCGTCGATCGACCTCTTCGATGTTGTTGAGGACTACGTCGACGGACACTGTGCGGTTACGCGCCGTGTTGTTGGCGGCGAGGTCGATGTCTCGGAGCTGCCTCAGTGCGTCGTCGGTGGGTGCTGTGATGCGGACGATGCCGGGCTTGCCGTTGATGTCCGTTTCGACGGTGCCACCGAGGTCTTTGATCTTTTGGAGAGCCTCCGCGTCGAGGACGTCGACGGGGACGTCGACGGGCTGGCCGACGCCCTTGAGCATGCTCGAGATTACGGTGAGTTGCTGGGTCACATCGTCGGCCCCGGACAGGCTGGCCAGCATGATGATCTGCTCGGGCAGCAAACCTTCAGCAGCCGCCATCGCTTCGATCTGCGTCTTCGTGAGCTGGTAGTTGTTGCCAAGCCCAAGTAGTGCGTCAGCGTTTGAAGCAATCGCTGCGCGCGCGGCTTCTTGCGCCTCTGGCAAGCTCTTGCCCTGCGCTAGCGACGCAGTGATCGTCGCGTTGGTGACATCGATAGTGCGGTCACGGATCTCGGTCAGAGAATCACGGAGCGCCGAGCCGTTCGCGAGCTGGGTGTTGACGGCGCCGCCGTCACCGACGAGCGCATCACCGACACCGCCGGCCGGATCGACCGCGGCTGGCTGTTCCTCGCCGATCTGGCGGATCGCATCGTTGTACGCCTGCACCGCATCCGACAGGGGGATCTCTTTGCCGGACAGCACATCCAGGGCAGTCTTGAGTGCGCTGACCCGGTCATCAGCGGACGCCGACTCGTCAGCGAGCACCCCGATCGCCGTCGATAGGTCAAAGAACCCTGGCGTGGTGTTCTTCGCTGTCAGCTCAGCGCGCTGCGCTTCCTCGCGGAGCTCGCGCATCTTCGCGGCGGCTTCCTCACCGCCGTCACCCGAATTCCGCAGCACCGCTTCGAAGGTCGCGAACTCGGTGTTCGACGCCGTCAGCTTCCCGGCGAGTTCCTCGTTCGACAGGCCGAGCGAGTCGAACGCGCCCTTGACGCGCGCCGCGGACTCGGCTGTTTCTTCCTGCGCGTTGAACGCGTCGGTACCAGCCTGCGCGACACCGGAGAACCACCCTGCGATGTCCTGGCCGGCGGCGCGGAAGATGTCGAACGATCCAGGCGCGGTATCGGCGAGGCCGTCGAGTTCGCCTCGAACGGTTTCCATCTGCAGCGCGAGCGCCGACATGACGGAGTCGGAGATCTCGCCGTTCGACTCCTGGAACGCCTTCGCGACATCGCGTTGCGCGATCGCCAGATTGGTCGACGAGTCACCAAGAATTTGGGCTTGCTGGCTGGCCTTGCTGTTCTCGCTGGAAAACTGGCCCATGATCGCCGTGGCGGCCATGATGCCGACCATCCACGGGCCGCCGAGAACACCGATCGCGCCCTTCGCGGCAGACACCAGACCGTTCGCGCCCGCCACAGCAGCACCGCCGACGACGCCACCGAACCGGGCAGCCTGCGCCGCACCGTTACGCAGCGCGCCACTCACAGCACCGGAGGTGGTGGCCAGGTTCCGCTGGCGGTCAGCGAACCGCTGCGTTGCGGTGGTGACGCCGCGGTAGCCGTCGGCCATCTGCCGAATCGCTGGGTGGCGACGTTCGAGCGTCGCCAAACCTGCAGCGAGCTCGGACAGCGGCTCGGCGTTCTCTTCGAGCGCACCAGCCAACTCGTCGGCGCCACCGGTGAGTTCGGTGAATGGATCGTTTTCGCCGATGCTGCCGAGGGCAGCCTGCATGTCGATCTCGCCTTGCATTTCCTCGCGGAAACTTTGGAAGTTTTCGGTGATGTCCTGGAACCAGCTGCCGATCTTGTCGGCGCCACCGGTGACCTGAAGCGCAGCGAGAGCGCCGGCGACGGCCTGCACCGGGGCTGGGAGGTCGAGGAAAGCGCCGACGGCGTCGCCGACGAATCCAGCGACCGGGGCGAGCATCTGACCGAATTCGACGACAGCGCCGCCAGCATCCTGAAGCCCGGAGATGATGCCGGGTGTGACGGCGGTGATCTTGTCCGCCGCCGCGGTCGCGAAACCTTCGAGTGGGCCTTCGATCAGCCCGTACAGGCCGAGTGTGAGTGTCTCGGTGGCGTTTTCGATCGATGCCATCGCACCCGGAAGGCCTTGCGTCTTCGCGGCAGCGACCTCGGCGGCCGCGCCCTGCCGTTCGATCGCCGTATGCATGGCGTCGTACCCGGCCTGGCCCTGCTCGGCCGCGACACCGGCGAGACGCATAGCGTCCGAACCGAACAGGGTCGCGGTCGCGGCCTGGTACAGCTCCGGCGTCATGTTCGCCGCAGCTTCGTCGAGCTGGCCGAACAAACTCGACATGCCGACGAACTGGCCCTCGGCGTCGTAGATCGTCAGACCGAGCTCTTCGATCGCCGCCTGCGCGGGCTTGCCCTGGTCTGTCACCGCGAGAAGCGCGGACTTCAGCAGGGTGCCTGCGTCGGAACCGGAGATACCGGCGTTCGACAGCACACCGAGGGCAGCCGCAGTGTCTTCGACCGTCAGACCGAACTGGTTCGCGACGGCACCGGACTGCTGCAAACCTGCAGCGATGTCGGTGATCTCAGCCGAGGAGGCGTTCGCAGCGTTCGCGAGCACATCGGCCGCGGTCGCCGCGTACGAGGCGTCCAACCCGAATGCCTGCAGTGCCTGCGACTGGATCGTCGCCGCGGTGCCGGCGTCGATCTGAGCCGCCGCGGCGAGCTGCAGCGTTCCGCGCGCGGCCTCCATCGATTGCTCGACGGTGAAACCGCCCTTGGCGAGCTCCGTCATCGCTGCGGCCGCGTCGGACGCCGACGTCGCAGACAGCTGATTGTCGTTGCCGAGTTCCTTGGCCCGATCCGACACGGCAGCCATCTGCTGGGCTGTCGCCGACGACACCGCCTGCATCGTGTTCAGCTCGTTGGTGAAGTCGTTGCCGGTCTTGATGACCTCACCGAACGCCGCGGTCACACCACCGGCGAGGATGCCGGCGCCCATGATCTTGCCGAAGGTGCCCGCTACGCCGACTGCACGGCCGAGTCCACGCTCGAGGTCTCCTGCAACGCGGCTGACGTCCGCAGCTACCTCGATATCTATCCGTCCGCCCGCCACGGCACACCTTCCAAATCAATTGCGCAGCAGCGGTTTTGACTAGCCGCTGCGATGTCCGCGATGTAAGTCGCGTGCGAGTGAGGTCAGGCGCTGATGCCGGTGATACGGACGGCCGCGTCGGGGGAATTGACGTACGGCACGCAGACACGGCGGGCACGGATACGCCACTGATCGTTGTCGTCGTCGCGGATCGACTTCGTCTCGATCACGTCGCCCTCGTAGCCCTGCCCGAGCTTCTCGTCGGCGATGCCCCCGAGGTTGTTCGAGTCGATCACCCAAGCGCCTGCAGCCGGCAGGTTCGGTGTGGGAAGGATGGTCAGACCGGCAAGGGTGAAGAACTCGCCCGTGTAGACCGGGTTTGTAGTGTCTTCTCGCGCACGCTGGAGAGCGAGGTTCGGGTCAGCCGCGAGGTAGGCCCAAGTGTCGTCGTCGATGACGAGCAGATCGGGGTCGTACCCCTTGTTCAGTTTCCGCAGCTTGGCCTTGGCGAGCATGATGTCGAGCAGAATCTTGGTGGACGACGACCACACGCCTTCGCTGACCGGCTGGGTCTGCGTGACAGTCGACGCGATCAGGCTCAAAGCCAGTCCGTCGACGGTGCGGATCAGGGTGTTGACGAGCGTCTGCTGAGCCTTCTCGATGGGAGAGAAGTTCGAGCGCTTGATCTGCTCGTCGGTAATGGGCACATCCTGACCCCACTTGGTGACCTTCACCGCGACGGCCTCGCCGCTGTTGACGTTTGCGAGGGGGTACTCGGCGCCCGGGGTGATGGCCTCAGGCTGCCTGGTGGTGAACAGTGGGTCGTCCTGCTCGATGATCACAGAGCCGCCAGATACTTCGGTGCGGCCCAACAGAATTCGATCGGCAATGAACCGTTGGCGGGCGATCTCGTTCACGCGCTTGGCGATGACGCTCGGCGTCGAGAGGTAGCGGCTGATAGATGCGATGTCGCCGGAAATGGTCGGCGGTCCAGCGGGGTAGACAACTCCCATGAGGATGCTCCTGAGGCTGCGGAGCCGCTCGGGGCTCCGGTTGGGTCAGTCCTCGGTGCGTGCAGTGCGTTCGGCTCGATATGCCTGAACGACGGCCCGGTCGAACACCCACCTGGAAGAGCATCGCGCTCCGCCGATCTCGCCCGCCAATCGCTGGCAGGTCCTCAGTGTCACTCCCAGGATCTCGGCCGCTTCCCGAGTCCCTATCTGTTCGGTCAGCGGTAACTCTGTCTGAGTGGCAACGGATGTCGTGTCGCGTTGTCGCGTACGCGACATGGCCTCCTGAGCGTCCATAGCCTGCCGAATGGTCCGACTGAGTAGCTCGAACGTGGGCGTGGTCGGGCGGCGTTCGTTGTGCTTTGCCATCAACAGCAGCGCCCGGTGCACCAATGCCAGTGCGGGGCCTTGGACGAGCAGGGTCTCGCCGTGCACCTGCGCAGGCGGCACTGGGTAGTGCGCCGCATCGATCGGGGGTGGGAGCATTGCGGTCGTGCGCCTTTCGCGATGAGGAAGCCCGAATGGACCGACCGGAGTCGGTTTCGCTGTTCGGCTCTCGGCATCGCGCACGAGCGGGGCATCGCGCCCCGTGAAGCCATTCGCCCGGTCACCAGTTGTGGGGATCGCCCCCACAACTGATGACGGACAGGGTCGTTCAGTGGGTGTTGCGGTTGTTCTTTCGACTGCGTTCGACGGTGTCGACGATCGCGTCAGCCAGTGCCAGTGCGGTAGCCCGGGTCATCGTGACCCCGATGCCAGTCCGGCCGAGCTCAAGCCGGATCCGCCCGCCCGCGTTAAAACGCACGCATGGCCGGACCGCCGAATCGAGCGAGACACGAACGGTCATGCCGGTGGATTGCGTCGAGCTTGCTTGCTGACCTGGGCGTGCGCGGCGATTTGCGCGAAGATGTCGGCGCCGTCGTGGCCGTCGCCTTCGGCCTGCACAACCAGCGGGTTCACGATGTAGTGGGCGAGCGCATACAGCGCGGCGCCGGCGATCGCGCCGAACGCGGGCCCGTGCTGGGACCGGACATCGGCGATGACGTCGCGAACCTTCTCGGGGTCGCCAGCCTCGCCGAACACAGACCACGTCAGCCGATCGGCTGCCTGCCGGATCTCGGACTCGACGAGAAGCGCTGTCGGCAGACCTGTCTCGTCGAACATCGCATAGAGGGCGTTTTCGGCGTGAGTCTGTGCGTCGTCCTGAGCGGGGTTGTCTGTCGTCACGTGGGTTCTCCTTCGGTTGTGGGCGGATACATCGGGGGTTCTGGGTTGGGTAGCTCGTCGACGCCGATCTTGGCGAGGACTTCGGAACGGGTGACACCGCGTTCGTTGAGAAGGCTGACGAGAGTGCCGATCGAACGACCGAGCATGGCGACGGTATAGGTCATGACGACGACGGTCGCGTGGTGTTCACGTTCTACAGCGGCTTGGATTAGGTCCAGGATTCGGTCGGTGTCTGCGTCCGAGGTCGATACAAGGTCATGCAAGGTATGGGCGGCTCGGTAGGCCGCCTCGTTGTCCACCGATGTCGAGGGAAGTCCTGCGGTGTCATTCAGCAGCAGGAAGCGTGCGGGTTGTTCGCTCATTGGTTGAGCTCCTTCGTTGTTTGGTGGTCAGAACAGAACTGGTTGTTGGATCGATGCGGCTTTTCGGCGCGTGTATCGGGCGCGTTCCGCGATCACGCTGCCGCTCGCTCGTTCGGTCTCGGCCCAATCGCGGCAGCTGTTGAGCGCTGGGCAGGTGCGGCAGATGCTCGCAGCGACCTCGTGGCGGTAGCGCACGTCGTCGGGGTCCTCGCCAGTCTCAGCAGGGTCGAAGACCTCGGAGCGGCCGACGCATGCGGCGCCACTCAGACGTGGCTGATTCGTCAGGATTCGAACCAACAGGGCCTCGGTGCCCGACTCGTTCACGATTCGTCCCGGACAGCGAACAGCCTCGGTCGCCAGTACCCGACGTGCGTTGCTGTGATTGTCGATGGGCGATGAAAGGCGATCTCGTAGATAGCGCCGTCCTGCGCCTGTACCTCGTAGGGCTTAGGTGCCGGGTGGTCCGGGTCGGGATGCCAGGTGTGAACGATCACCGAGCCGTAGTCGGTCGTCAGTCGTGTTTCCATCGGGCGTCCGTCGGAGTAACGCCAGAACGCGTCTCGATCTCGCACCCACGGAACGGACAAGTCTGTGATCGACTGCGCGAGAGATCGCAGTGCGTCGAATTCCTGTTCTGTCGACTCCTCTAGATCCTCGGTCATGCCGTCGCGGCCCATGATCGAATCAGTCGTCCAATCGACTGTGTGGTGGGTGAGAACGGCGGCGTACTTCAGCGCGTCAAGGGGCGAATACTTTGCGGTCAAGAGACCTCCTTCAATGGGGCGCGGGCATGGTCGCATTTGCGGATTGGCTCGCCGGTTTCCGTTTCGAGCCAGTGAGTGCCGCGACAGTCGGGGCATCGAGCGATGTCCCGTGCTAACGGTGTCTGGTTCTTTACCCAAGCCTCGTTCTGCAGGCGGAGTTCTTTGCATGCGCCGCAGCTCGGGATCACGCCTTGCATTCCTCGGTGGGTCGGACAGCGACGGGGAGGGGCTTCTTGCGCGCTTCGGAGTGGCACATTCGTCACCTCGGCGACACCCCCCTGATCTATGAACTGATCTATGAACTGATGGGGGGTAAGTGACTTGCCCCCTTGGGGGGTAAGTGATTTACCCCCTTCCGGTGACGAATTACCCCCCTTGGGGATATCTGAAGGGGGTAAGTGAGCCACCCCCTTGGGGATAAACGAAGGGGGTAAGCCGGTAGCCCCCTTCAGTTCGCGAGGCAGCAACCTCCACACATTGGCCCGACCCTTACCCACTTGATTTCCACCACGTTCAGACAGCTCGATCCACCCCTTCAAGCGCAGCGACCTCAAAGCATGTTTCGTGGTCTGCTCGCTCACACAGGACTGCTCTGCCAACACGCGTAGCCCTGGGAAAGCGTTCCCCATCGACCCGTCAGTGAACGTCGAGAGCACGACGAGCACCCGAAATTCAGCGTTTGTCAGGTCGGCATTTCGGAGGCTGGTGTACCACCGAAGCTTCGAATGTCCTGGGTTCGGACTAGTCACTGCCCGTACGCCCCCTCCAAAGACGGGTGAGGCCACCCGCCCGCGTAGGACGTCGTGCAACGCAATAACCAGCCGGCTCGATGACGCCGAGACGGTTGGCTTCACGGAACAAAGCTCCCCACCGTCCTGGGTGGTCGGGGTCGTCGATCCCAAACTCGTCCGTCAAGTCGTACGCTTCGAAGACCAGCCCCGTCTCGGCCTTCGACTTGAGGGCGGCCATCGCAGGCTCCCACCACCAGTCGTCGCGGTGGTCGGACGCAATTTGAGCTCCAATTTTCGATACCATGGAGTTGTTCGCTTTCTGTGGTGGAGAGGCCGGTTTCCGGGGTTGGTCCCCGGCCTCTCCGCTGGTCAATGCGGTTGCCTGGCATGACCTTTAGGTCGCTCGTGTCGTAGGTGCCTCGACGGCGGTAGCCGCCGAGGATCTAGCCGCCGGGCCTCCTGACGAACCTTCTGAAATCCGTTGCGAGCCAACAGATCGATTGCGCGATCAGCGCGACTACGAGGAACAGCTCGGTGGGAGTCACTGCAGGGCCTCCCGAATGTCGGCGTGGAATCTGACAGCGTTCTCGTCGCGCACCAGCTCCCGACCTCGATGTGCAGCCTGCGCTTTCGCCGCGGCCTGCAACTGGTCGACCAGGTCGTGCACTTCCTCGGGGTCGCGCAACAAGATCGAGGCGTCGTAACCGATGCGGATGCAGACCCTGTCCACGACTGCGTTGTGCCGCACGACGATCCTGGCGTCGTCGCCGGTGAAACTGATGTGCGCCATCACGCCACCACCAGATCGCCGACGCCGGACCGATGCCGCGTGACACGGGCAAGGTCTATGAGGAGGGCTGCGAGGTGCTCGGCGTCGTCGAACGCGATGGGGTAGGTCTGATCTACCCCATCGGCTGCGAGCTCGAGCTCGATGCCAACATCCGCCAGGCGGACGTTGACGCGGGTGCCTTTCGCGAGGCGGATCGATCCGCCAAGGCCGATCACGCTGCACCGCGGTTCTCGGCGACGCCCTCTGCGGCGATGTCGAGCAGCAGAAGCAGCGTGTGTGCGAGGTGCGCCGCCTCGTCGAGGGTGAGGTTGTACTGGTCGAGGACATCGAGATGCTCGGAATCGGTGTAGGTCGCCCCCATCCGCATGACCTTGACGGAGGGATCTCTGTCCCGCAGGTTCTGCTGGAGGTGCATCTTTAGGTGCGCGACAGCGAAGTTGCCGGATTGGGCGTTGATGTAGCCGGGCATCCGTCGGAGCGGGACACTCGCAGGCACCGATTGCCAGTAGCTGTTGCACGGGAACCGGTTGTCCTTTGTTTCGTCGAGTTGCGCCCAGTGGGGCGCCTGCGCGTCGGGGTACAGCTTGTCGACGATCGCGTAGCGGTCAACCACCGCAGTGGCCGCGTCAAGATGTTCACGTTCGTAGAGTTGCCAGAGCGCGGATTCAGGCTGAACCGACGGCTCGAACTGGCGCATGTGCTGCACGAACTCGTCGAGCTCGGTGGTGCGTTCCACATCACTCTGGTTGTTGTCGGACTGAGCAGGTACAATTTTCGTCATTGGTTCTTCTCCTTGCGAATGGGGACGGAACTGGACACCGCTAGCCACAACAGGGACTGCCATCCCGTGGCTGGCGGTGTTTTTCGATGTAGAGACCAAGCTGATTGCGCAGCGTGAGGTCGGCGGCGTCATCAGGCGACCCCGCCGCGAACGCTCATCGCCTCCTGGGCTGTAACCCAACGATCTACTTCACTGCGGCGGTAGATGACGCTGCGACGGCCCCGAACGAACGAAGATGGGCCTTCACCCACGTGGCGCCAGTAACGCAGGGTCGCCTCAGGGATTCCGTAGATTTCGCTGACCTGCTTAGTGGTGAGGAAGCGCTCCTCGATGTCGGTCTGCACTGTGTGAGCCACCAGTAACAACCTTTCGTTGTCGTGATCTAACACCATCACGATACAACGAATGTGCGTCTCGTCAATACTCCAAAACGTTGTTATTGTTTGCGTCGTGAGTAACGACGCGAGCGACACTGCCTATGGCGAGCGATTACAGGAACTCCGTACTGCTCGCCGCATGTCTCAGGCCGAACTGTCGGAACGAGTCGCCCAACGCTTGGGCACTCCCTTCCATCAGCAGACCATCCTGAAGATCGAAAAGGGCACTCGCTCACTGAAATTCAACGAGGCGATCGAAATTGCTCGAGTACTCGAGGTTTCGTTGGACGAACTCGGGAACGTAGGGCGCGAACTGGGCCGAATGATCACACTTGCCGATGTTCACGCGAAGATCCTGGACAACAACATCGAGGCGCTCGGCGTCGTGTCTGATCGGTTCGAGAAGGACCTCGTCGAAGTTCGCGAGCTCCACGCCCAGCTACGGGCAGCCGGCGACTCAGACCCTGATTCCCGTGCGGCAGCCAACAGACTCCTGCGCGTAGCGATCACTGCGATCGTTCGTTCCGACCGGGCGACCGAATGGCTGCAGGAACGCACCGGTCAAATCCGAGAGGAACTACTGAAGGATGACGACTCAGAGGCGTAA